TATTCTTTGCTATTAACTCAAGAGGAGATTATAAACAAAGAGACCCTGCTATGGACGAAATTGGAGGTCCAGCGGGGCTAGAGAAGATGATGCGGAATGAATTTGGACTCTTGGACACTCCAGCCTCTCCCAATAGTTGGAACTATAATTTACCGCTTGGATGGGGCAAGTCTGTTAAAGGTCTTGGCTTTGAGGCTGTTGCAAAAGCTACTGGTGAAGCAGTCCTTAAAATATTTAAGAAGCAAGCAGAAAAAAGTGACCCAAACATTTCTATTGCGCACAAGCTGGCATTGGCTTCCAAACTTGTAAATTTAAATATCCCAACATCAGCTTGGTCATTTATGTTATTGCCTGCAAATGTATTCCCACCACCAGTTGGACTCGGACCTCCAATTGGTCCACTCGGCTGGGTTTATCATGCTGCTGGGCTGGGTACGTGGTTAAACATGGACGGTGCAAATGGAGATAAGAAGAAGACCGAAGACTATTTGCTCGAACAGCAAGGATTTGGTTCTGAGGCAACTTGCAACAAAGTTAATTTCGATGAAATATACAAAGCAGTAGCACAACCACCAAAGATAACGCAACAGGCGGTCGATGTTGTATCTTTGGATATAACTTCGCTAATATAGTATTTTAAGTAATCAAAATGACTTGAACTGATATTTAGTGAAGGAGGAGTTCTTATTATGTCAGAAGGTTTGTCACCAAAGCTTCCTTTATCGCTTGACCCAAGCGATGGATACAGCTTAAACAAAACTTACAAAGAGATGGTCAAGCAGAATATGAAAATGATTATTCTGACAGCCCCAGGTGAAAGAATTATGGACCCTCTGTTTGGTGTTGGTTTGAGAAATTACCTATTTGAGCAGAACCATCCAAGCGTTTATGCTGAAATTGAAGCAAAGATACATCAGCAAATTAAAAAGTACATCGGGTTCGTTGAGGTTCTTGATATTAGTTTTAATACGGAAGACCCCAATTCAGGAATCGTACAGAACACGTTATATGTAAAATTGACTTATAGGATTAAGCCCCTCGATAGTGTGGACGGGCTTGAATTATATATTAGTGGCAACTAATTATAAAAAACACGAGGGCTTAACTAGATGAGCAACAAAAAGGCAAGAGCGGTTTCAATTAAATATACGAGTCGTGAGTTCGATTCAATTAGGGATGACCTGATTGATTATATCAAGAGATACTACCCAGACACTTACAGAGACTTCAATGAATCAAGTTTTGGTTCGCTTATGGTTGATACGGTTGCCTATATTGGCGACATTCTGTCTTTTTATCTTGATTATCAAGCTAACGAAACATTCTTAGATACTGCCGTCGAATACAATAATATCATCAAACTTGGAAAGCAGCTTGGGTATAAATTCTCTACTGCTCCTTCATCTCACGGCATCGCTACATTTTATGTGCTCATCCCAGCAGTCACCTCTGGTCTTGGACCAGACAAAAGGTACATGCCAATACTAAAAAAGGGAAGCACATTTAGAGCCACTACGGGCTCAGATTTTATCCTGATGGAAGATGTTCATTTTGGTAATCCCAATAATGAGATTCGTGTAGCTCGGCAAAATGAAGCAACTGGTATTCCTACCGCTTTCGCTGTTAAAGGTTTTGGAAGGGTTATTTCAGGTCGATATTATACAGAGACCCATCCCGTTGGAGAATTTACAAAATTCAGAAAACTAACTTTAAATGGTCTTGATATTTCTGAGATTATTTCGATTACAGACCTTGAAGGTAACGAATATCATGAAGTTGAATATCTTTCTCAAAATATCCTATACAAAGGGGTTACAAACAGAGACAAAACTCTGAGCACTGGATATACTACTGGTGACCAAGCCGCCGAGATACTTAAACCCTTTATGGTTCCACGAAGGTTCACTGTCAATAGAATGCGAAGAAAGACTCAAATTCAATTCGGAGCATCAAGTGATATGGCGTTACCAGAAGACATGATTGCTGACCCGTCAAACGTTATTATGAAAGTGCACGGTAAGGATTATATTGATAGCCTTTCTTTTGACCCAACGAGGTTGATTGAGAGTGATAAGTTTGGTGTTGGTCCTTCCAATACAACATTGACTGTACAGTACAGACTCAATAACTCAAGAGACGTTAATTGCCGAGTTGGACAGCTTAACAAGGTTTCAGAGTCTAGGCTTGAATTTGATGATATTACTGTTCTAAATGCGTCAACTGCTAGGGCTGTGATTAAATCGCTTGAGGTTGATAATGAAGAACCTATCACAGGAGATGTTCAATTACCAGATGCAACTGAATTGAAACACAGAATTTATGACACTTTTGCAACTCAAAAGAGAGCAGTCACCCAGCAAGATTACGAATCAGTGGTTTATCAGATGCCTACAAAGTTGGTGCTGTCAAAAGATGTAAGGTTTTAAGAGATAGTGACTCCCTCAAGAGAAACCTAAACTTGTATGTTGTCTCTGAAGATGGTGATGGAAGTTTAGCAAAAACGAATGATATTGTCAAGAAAAATATTAAAACTTGGATTACTGGCAATAAAATGATTAATGATACCATTGATATTATGGATGCTAAGGTTATTAATCTTTCTATTGATTTTGTTGCCGTAGGTTCACTGGATGCTTCCAAGTACGATGTTTTGGAGCAGGGTAAGCAGAAACTAATCGAGTATTTCTCACGAGCCCCAGATATTGGTGAGCCATTTTTTATTACAGATGTTTATAAACAACTTAAAAAGGTTGAAGGCATTGTCGATGTTACTGATGTTAAAATAACACAGAAATACGGCTCTTCTGGTGGAAGAACCTATTCCAATATTCGTTTTGACCTGGACCAACAAACATCAGCGGATGGAAGATATATTGAGATGCCTCTCAATGTTATTTACGAGATTAGATTCCCATTCAATGATATTAGTGGAGTGATTATATAATGGCTATCAAAAAGTGGGTATTGGAAGCAGATACCACAATTACAAATTCATTTAAAGAGGGTCTGAAGAATCGAGGTAGCTATGGAAATACTGGTGCCGCTGATGCACTTGAAGTGTTTAGCTTGCATGGGCAGGTGGCTGATGTTGGGGCAGGTTCTAAAGAAATAGCTAGAATTCTTATTAGACCAGATGTTCTGAGCATCAGAGAAGCTATTTCAAACGGCGAGGTTCCAAGTCCAGATGACGATAACGCTCCTGATTATTATCTTAGGCTTTTTAATGCGCCACACCCAGAGACGCTGCCTGTTAATTTTACTCTAGATATACATCAACTTGACGAGGCATTCGAAGAGGGTTCTGGCGTCGATATGTCTAATTATACTGATATCGGTGCTGCCAACTGGATTAAGAAAGAAGAAACACCATCAGCATCTGGCGTCGGTGAGATTCAGGTTATTATTAATCCAAATGTTGGCGAAAGTTTTGATATCATAATTGATGATGAAACAACTACTGTCACCGCTGGGGCAGACATTCCCACGACAGTAACTAATATTATAAATGCCCTAGTAGCTGGCTCACAAAAGGTAAATGCCGAAGCAGGTGATGAAGTAAATGCAATTAAGATAACAGCAAGCACCGCTGGGGCTGCTGGCAACTATGCTTATTCTGTTGATTCTGCGTCTGGAAATATCAAGACAGAAGATTTTTACATGCGTGGTGGTGACGATTATACCGATTGGGTGTCTGCAATGGATGTAGATTCGGGTCCGTGGACTACTACTGTTGGGAGCTTCCTGTTTAACGAAGGGGACGAAGATTTAATCTTGAACGTTACAAGCTATGTAGAGCAGGAGATATGGGACTCAGTGAATTCTGTATTGAAAGCTGAAGGCGCTGTTGTGAACAACGGAATGTTGATTAAGATTAAGACAGAGAATGTCTCCAAATCATATTACACTAAAAAATTCTTTGCTAGAAGTTCAGAGTTCTTCTTTAAGAGACCAATAATTGAGGCGAGATGGAACGATTCACTAAAGGATTCCCGAGGCAAGTTTTATGCCAAAAAGCCTTATATGTCAAACAATCTCCAGACCGTATATCTTTATAATTCTGTTGGCGGCGACCTTGCAGACTTGAATCTTCCCGATGGATTTAAATTATATTTTTCACTGTACGAAGAACAAACTTTTGAAACACCAGTGCTTCTTGATATACCTGGACCTGATGCAAACTTTGTAGAAGCTACGAGAGTTTCCACTGGTGTTTATCAAGCGGTAGCTGCTGTAGACACTTCTGCTGATTCTCTATATGAAAGGTGGTATTTATCAACAGACGGCGAAGCTGATATTATTGATGTTCAGACTTCTGAAATTGTCGTTAATCAACCAACACCTCAGATAACAACCAAATCTGAAAAATATATCTTTTCTATTACTAATCTTAAACCTTCTTACTCTAAAAGTGAGAAGCCACGTTTTAGACTCTACAGCCGATTAAAAGATTGGTCACCAACTATTTATACAGTAGCCAGTAAAGCAATTGAGAACAAAATAGTGGACAACGTATATTATCAAATTTTTAGAGCAACGGATGAGGAAGTTGTCGTGGACTACGGAATTGGTACAGCGCAGCAAAATCATGAACACACCTTGCTTTCTTATGATAAGGACGGCAACTATTTTGATTTCGACATGTCTTTGCTACAATCAGGTTATATGTACGGAATTAGATTCGCTACTTATACGAATGGTGAAATTGTGGAGCACGAGCAAGCTTTTAAGTTTAGGGTAGATTAATTCAATGAGTATTAAAGATTTATTTGGTAAAAAGTCAAATAAAATCGTAACCAAAGAGCAGGCGGATAAGCTTGTCGATGAGGTTGAATCACACGATTACGTTTCAGAAGTAAACAAGGGAAAACAAAAATTTATCCCAAAGGTTGACTACTCTGAGCCCAAGAACTTTGCAAAGTATGGTTCTGCCGAAAAGTATTATCAAGACACAGTAGAGCACATTTACGGTTCGTACCCATATGATGGCTCCGAAGCGGAAAAGAATCGCTGGCACAGAGAAAGTTCAGCGCTCGACACATACATTTACGATACGCAATATCCAAAAGCAGTTGGGCACTTGCACCTTAATGCAAACCCATCTACAGCTTCTTTAGTAGTTGAAGCAGGCGCTGGCACATTCACAAACTACATTCAGCCTCAATACATTTACATTCAAGGTGGTCCAAATAAAGACAGCCGAGTATCAGAGGGCGATGAGTATGAATTAAGTAAGCAGTTCCCTCCTAAAGGTGGTCGAGCAAACATCTGGGATGAAAACATCTTTAGAGCATCGAATTTGGGTATAAACCCAGACCTCGGTAACTCAGTTGAACTATGGTGGAAGCTTGATGATTCTTCTACAATCGCTGCGGGTAATGCATTCTGTCTGTTTGACCTTTGGAACAAAAAAGACATTGGTGATTCTGACTATGTTCGTTTGCTTATTGAAGTTCTACCATCAACTGGCGATGATTTTTCTATTACGTACAAGTACGGCTCTGGCGCTGAAGGAGCCGAGCGTGTTGGTTTAAATCTAACGGCAGCAACGAAGGCGTCTCTCGGTTCTGATTATTTAGAAAATTGGAACCACTATTCATTCACAATGAAAAGCACTGCCGACGGAGTTGTTTTTAACTTGTATGTGAATGGAGTTATTGAAGATACAAAGACTGCGGGTGGACAAATAACATCAGAAATTCCTCAAGAAAATTACGTTGCCATTATCAATGGTTATAACACAAAGCCAACATCTTCTAGTCCTAATGGAATTACATATGGCATTGGTGGAGCGAGCGGACTATATATTGACGACTTCAGATTTTGGAAGGCGGAGCGAAACGGTCGAGATGTTGGCAGAAACTGGTTTACTAACGTATCTGGTGGTACAAATACTGATAACTCAAAATATTCCTCCGTTGACAATGTTGACATTGGCGTATACTATAAATTTAATGAAGGAATACTGGACGAGAATGAAATCAATCATCAGGACTCGGTAGTCTTAGATTATTCTGGTCGTATTTCAAACGGAACAATTCAGAACTATAATTTATCGACACGTAAGCTTACATCGGCAATTGACGAGTCTACTTTGCTAGATGAGAAGGAAGAAGCCGACCCAATCATTTATTCTGCGCACCCATTAGTTGTCAGTCTTAATGACGAGTTGATGAGAAAAGGTCTGTCCTATGACATGACCAATAATGCCTCTTTCTATCACACTATGCCAGAGTGGATTCTAGAAGAAGACGAAGACCATGCTTTTAAAATTAAAGAGTTGACACAAGCTTTATCAAGTTACTTTGACAGCTTGCACTTGCAGATTGAAGCACTGACAGACCTTAGAAGTAACGACTATCAGTCTCTTGTTGGAAAGGCAGAAAAGCCATACTATTTTGCCAAGAATCTTCTTCGCTCTGTTGGGTTTGATGTAACTGATATTTTTAATGAAGCGACAGTTCTAGAAGAGATTGCGTCTCGTGGTGAAACCGAAGTATTCGACCTTAAGATTCAAGAAGTTAAAAATGTAATTTATCAAAACATTTACAACAACATTACGCACATCTATAAGACTAAAGGTACGGAAAAATCATTTAGAAACCTTATCCGCTGTTTTGGTATTGACGATGAGCTAGTGAAGATTAATCTTTATGCCGACGGTGTTGATTATACACTTGAGGGAAGAAGAAGTTTTACTGCTATCAAGAAGAATTATGCAGACTTTAATAATGTTGACAGGCACGAGTCAATTGTATACTCTAGAAATGTAGACGCTAGCTCCGACGTTAGGGATTACCTTGCTGGACCTACCGCTGCTCAGTCTGTTTTCCTTGGAACAACTTTAACCGCTGAGGTTATTTTTCCAAAGCAGTTGGAAGTGGAACATCCAGCATATAATAGAAAGAATTTTACTGAAGTATCTTTGTTCGGTACAAAAGAGGCGGATGTTGCAGGAGGTGTTTTGCAGAGCTATGCAGAGACGCCATCCAACATTGGTTCATTCAGAGTTTTGGCTGTTAAGCCAGACAGAGAGTCTTTGAATGCAAAACTTAAACTTGTTTATACTGATTCCGACGGCGACCACGAGTTAATTACTGATGAGTTTAAAGATATTTATGATAACTCAAAGTGGAATATAGCTGTAAGAATTCGCCCAATCGACGTTGAGTTGGGTGATTACGTCAACGGCGGAAGTGTTGACGAGTATCAAATTGATTTCTACGGCGTCAACACAACACTCGACACAGTAGAAAATGAATTTAAGTTATCCGCCTCGTATACCGCTGGTAACATTTCAAAAGCACAAGAGATGATTCAAAGTGATAAGCTTTGTTATGTCGGTGCGCTTAGAACCAACTTGGAAGACGAGGCTACAGAAGTTGCAAAATCGGATGTAAAAGTTACCGACCTTATGTATTGGTATGACTATCTGACCGATGAAGAAATTAAAACTCATGCCATTGATGCATCAAACTTTGGTCGTCTGTACCCAAATGACGATGCCTACTCTTTCTTTAGTGAGCTTAGCGACGGAACTTCTTCTGATATTCGTGTCCCAAGAAAAGATACATTGGCTCTTTACTGGAACTTTCAAAATGTAACTAGCTCTGATTCTAGTGGTAATTTTAAAGTCAATGATGTTTCGGTCGGTGGTCAAGAATATATTACAGAAAGCAGATACGGGTGGTTCACAGACCTCATTGGTTATCGGCATCAAGCACGAGGTGATTTTAAAGCTGCACTTCCCAATGATACGCAAGTTGTAAACAGGGAATACCAGTATACAGCTAGACATAGATTGCCAGAGGTGTTGTCTGGCGACGATATGGTTGAAATCAGAACTCAAGATGATGACGTATTTGTCAAGGGTTCAAAACCAATCAATCATTTCTTTGCAATTGAAAAGTCGATGAGTCAAGTCATCTCAACAGAGATGCTGAGCTTGTTTGCTTCTATTGTTGAGTTCAACGACCTTATTGGACAACCTGTTAATCGATACAGGATGCAGTATAAGAGTCTTGAAAAGTTTAGAAGTTTATTCTATGAGCGTGTGGAAAACGTACCTTCGTTTGAAAAGTATGTTGAGTTTTATAAGTGGATTGACTCTTCTCTCGGCTTAATGCTTCAGCAGTTAATTCCTGCGTCGGGTAACTTTTCTGAGTCTATGAGAAACATGGTCGAGAACCATATTCTTGAGAGAAGTAAGTACTGGACAAAGTTCCCAACACTTGAGAAGAAACAAGACCCACCAGAGGGCACCATTCGTGGTATTCGTGAATTGACGTATGACTGGGAACACGGTCACGCTCCCTTGTCTACTGGC